GTCTGGTCCCGCGTCCGAACTGTACGATTCGTCCATCTCTGCCTCTTAATCGAGGCAGTTATGGATTTTGTCAAACAGTTTGTTCTGTATTTCGTGCTTACATGGTTCCTTTTAACAGGAATCAGGGAGCTCGAAAAAACAGGGCGATTCGATCCAAATAACACTCCTATCAAAAGGAATGATTATGCAAGTATTACCTTGTTGGACCGATGGTCTGGAGATCAGTGCTTCACTCCATGTCTTGAAGGACCTGGCGCTTAAGCACCTTACTGGTGCCCTCAGCACTCACCCGGTAGCTCAAATGATTCGAGCTAACGAGTGGGACGCTCTCTTGAACTATAATCTGGAGTATCCGGATAACTCTGATGTGTATGAGTTAATTCAGATACGCCAGGCTCTCGCTTTCTTTCAAAAGCTCGAGCCCTTGGAGACCTGCTTTGACAAAAAGCAGAACGCCCTGGCTAAGTTCTTAGAGACGGAGGTAGTCTGTCGTGACACGAATAACTCCCTTAGAGCTGCCTTTTCGGTGGAGAAGAATTTTTCTCCTTTGCCGAACGTTTTGCGTCTTATTTCTAAGATCCAACGGAAAATTAGGCTAGCTCTAGGAGTCTGCCCGAAAGCAGATAGTTTAAAGTTTCACTTCGGACCCGGTGCTACAACCGCTACCAATAAAAAGGATGCGGTCCCTGCCAATAAGTTTGCGGCAGGGTTTCAGTGTAGTTCTTCACTATACGCATCTGGACTTATCCCCACTATCCTTAGGGCGTCGCCTCACTGGTTGAGATGTTTGACCAGTACGGACGACGTTCTAATGGATGGTTCACAGGTAACTGTGAACTTGGAGATATGCCCAGGGTGGCTAGTGTTCGTCCCAAAAACCGCGAAAACCTATCGATCCATCATGGTTGAGCCCTCTCTGAATGGTTATTTTCAGCAGGGTCTCCGCCGTGTCTTGGAGAAAAGGTTATTAGCGATTGGTCTAAACATTAGAGACCAGACAAAAAATTCGCGTCTGGCTCGTGTTGGGTCAATCGACGGAAGTCGAGCGACTATAGACCTAAGTAGTGCCTCTGATCTGATCTGCTTTGAGCTTGTTAGGCTCTTACTGCCAGCTGATTGGTTTCGTTTACTATGCGCCTGTAGAACTGGCGCTTATGTATACAGGAAAGGCATTAGCACGCCCCTTGAGAAATTTTCCTCAATGGGTAATGCCATTACTTTCCCGCTCGAAACATTGATCTTCTGGGCCATCTCGGCTGCTTCCATGGAAATAAATGGAATTAGCTATACCGACGACGAGTTTTCTGTCTACGGTGATGACATCATAGTACCCACTTCTGGGTACCTGCATGTAAAGTGGGGTCTTGAAACATTAGGCTTCACTTTGAACACGAATAAATCCTTTAACACGGGATTTTTCCGTGAGTCATGCGGAGGGGACTACTTTAAGGGAATCGATATTCGCCCCTATTACCAAAACAACCTGGTAAGTGGCGAAACCCTATTTACTCTGCACAACTTCTACTATCC